GAATACAACCTTTGAAAGGGTGTAGCCTGCGGCTTCGTACTTACGTGCAATCATTTCGATTGCAGAGTCATCATGCTTGACACATTGGTCAAATTGCATGTCAGACAGAATCAACACCATTGAAGGCATATCTTCTTTTGCTACGTTACCTTTTACAGCAACGTCTAGGATTTTCGCAAAGGCCTTGTTCAGGTCAGTGTTCATATCCCAGTTAGACTTAACCATTTGGTCAATCTTAGAATTGATACCACCTTTTAGGTGCATCAATTCTGGCTTGCCAGAGAAGGTCAAGAATGTGTCCTTGAACGCACCCTTGTTCTTGTCAGCAAGATACAATCCCAAAGAGACTGCAACTTCCAAACAGGTCAACTTACCAGTCTTGCCTGCGGTGCAGGTCATAGAACCGGATACGTCAACTAGAGGTAGAATGTTTGCATCTCCAACATAGTTAGGTAGTGCATTCCATTGTGCTTCAATCAAGTCCATTTCGGTCTTGTCGAACTTCACACCATAGCTGTTGATACGACCCTTCAACACATCATATGGGTATGCCACAGATGCATTGACCTTAACTTCAGGGTTATCACCCTTCACCAAAGATGCAACATATGCCGCATACTTTTCGGTGTTACGGTTGAAAGCCTTCTTGTAACGGGAAGCCGCTACGGAAGGAACATGTGAGAAGTTAATGGAATCCCAGTCCTTTGCACACATGTTTGTTTCAACAACTTTGGTCATTTCAACCAAAGACTTACGGTAGAACTTTGGTGACATTCCGAAGAATGTACGGATTTCTGCCGCAAGTGGACCTTGGCGAGGTGTCCACTTAGCCGCCAAACCATTCTTTTCACGGAGTGCGTTACCAAGAATAGTGTACGCAACTTCTTTCAGTGCCTTGGTCTTGAAGACAAACAAATCATCCCAACGTCCCAATTCTGGCACTTTAGCCAACAGAGCCTTAGCGGCTTCTGTATCAGTCTTTTCCAGATATACTAGGATATCACGGAACAACTGACGTTCACCAGCACCACCACGTGCATCACGTAGCCATGCGGCAACACGGAGAGCCAATTCACGGTTCTCCGCCAAGGCAGCCGCAAATGCAGGCTTAATATCTTTTCCACGGGATGCACCCGCATTGTAAAACAAATCTACCACCGCTTTGGCAGTTGACTTGCGAGCCTTCATACCGTTTTCGGTACGGGCTTCTTGGTTCTTAACAGCTTCGACAAATGTTGACATAATGAACTCCTTTTCAATCAACAGGTTAAACTTTTTGCGGACCATTGTGCTACCATTACACTAGACCCCTAAGGGAGCCGGAATCGAACCGGTCTTTCGGTTTTCATTTGCATAAATTGTTTTGCGGAACTTAACCTAAAAAAAATAACAGGATGGTCGTTCTGTAATTTTCTGTTTACTCTAACAGGAGTGCAATTGAACCACTCAAACCCCGATGGATTACCATCATCTTTCTGTCTTTCCAGAGTCAAATTTAATTGAGGTTTATTCCCTAGCCTACGAAAATACACCTTGCGGTGGTCCCTCCATTGTAGACGGTTCTGTAGTAAGTTAATTTAAACTTGCTGAATCCATCCTAAAAAACTTATATAATCTCCATATAAAGATTATATCACGTTAAGTGTAACTTGGCAAGGCTTTTTTTGCATTGTTGCCTAAAAACAACATGGTGTCCTCGACAGGAATCGAACCTGTATCCCATTCTTAGGAGGAACGTATTCTATCCATTGAACTACAAGGACGGTGGAGGAAGAAGGAGGAATTGAACCCCGACCGGCGGTGGCAAGTCTTCCGCTTTCCAGGCGGACGTAGGAACCATCCTACTGCATCTTCCATGGTGCCCCAGGGGGGAGTCGAGCCCCCAAAATCCAGTGTTTGAGACTGGCACGTATACCAATTCCGTCACCGGGGCTATTATATCATTTGATCTATATTCTCACCGATTTGTTGTGTTGAATCTATTTGGCCATTTTTTGTGTACGGTTGATACGTATACTCTATAACTTCTTTAATCTTCACGCCAGCGTCATCAACAATAGTTTTTCTTTTTGTCGTGCGGATCAAATCATAATATAAATGTGTTTGAGTTGATACAGATGATATGTACATAAAACTTGGTGCTCCCAACAAGAATTGAACTTGTGTTTCACCCTTACCAAGGGTGTGTAATGCCATTATACTATAAGAGCAATATTAAAATTGGTGGGCTGTCAGAGAATCGAACTCTGTTCTTCCGGTTAAGAGCCGGTTACTTCACCACTTAAGTTTACAACCCATATTGAAACACATTGTTGCGGCCGCAGGATACCGAGTGATGTATTAGGTCGGAATCAAACCTTCCTAGGCTACACATTGCTCTCCACAATATGTTTGAATATGGTGCGTCCTAGAGGGATTGAACCTCTTTCCACGGTGCTTCAAACCGTTGCTATGACCACATCAGCTAAAGACGCAAATGACACACTACTTATCACATTGTACGCCGAGTGTCATGGCGATATTGAATTTGTAAGTATTGGGACCTCCCTCATTTCCCAACATTTTACCCTTTATATAAAGTCCGGACAGGGTTAGAGGTACGTAGTGATAGTTGTTACTTGTTTGTTACTAGAGTAATTATCTCCAACTCACATAGTTTTCGAGGCTATGCTTTCTCAACATCTACACTTACAAAACTGGTACCTGGTGTAGGACTCGAACCTACATCGCTCTCCGTGTAAAGGAGACGTATAACCTCTCTACGCAACCAGGCATTAATCTTCAAATACCGCAATCACATCATCAATGTGAATACGATATGTTTCCTTTTCAATTTTATATGCTTTGTTCCAATTAATCAATAGTTCTTCACCAATTGAAATTGATTCATCACCAGTTGCAATTACAATTGCACGATCTGGTTCAATAGAACTTTGTAGAATGATACCACCGGAAGAAACTTTCTCTGGTTCTTTTCGTTCAACGATTACATTACGATTCAATGGAACATATGTCATAAAATTTCCTTAATAAAAATTGGGGAGAAATACGGGAATTGAACCCGTGATAGCGGAATCACAACCCGCGGTTTTACCACTAAACTAATTTCTCCATAAAAACTGGAGCGGGTATCCGGTAACGATCCGGAATCTCAACTTTGGCAAAGTTGTGTGCGTCCATTCTCACTCTACCCGCATCACATTAAGCAACCATTTCCTGTTCCGCAAGAATCCGCTTTAAACGGTCTGCACAGAAAGAAGCGGCCGGTGCATCTGGCTTAACCATTGGTGTCATGTTACATGTACCTTTGATATAACCAATTGCTTGTTGAACAACACAAGAAGAACCGTGTTCAACAGACTTGTTAAGGTCTAGGTGAACTTCAACGTGACGGTCTTCCAACACATCTTGCAATTCTTGAAACAGTTCGGATACTTTGTACACTTCTGTCATCAAACGCATTGCTGGCTTGGATTTCTTGTGGTCATAATCTAATTCACGATCAACGTATCCGAAGATTTTACAACCGTGGCGACCATCGATATGAACTACGACAGCCAAAGCGTAATCTGCATACCAAACGCCGTTAACACGCATACGTTCGGAGTCTGCACCAAGGTAAACACGGGTGTCTGGTCCTTGAGCCACAATAAAATCTTTTACTTTTTGGATATCGAAATTTTTCATATCATTACCTTTGTTTGGCACCCCGGGAAGGACTCGAACCTTCAGCCTTTGGTTTTGGAGACCACTGCTCTGCCAATTGAGCTACCGAGATATTATTTTTTATCTACTTTTGTTTCAGATTTGGAATTAGCAAGTCTTGTAAACTCCTCATCTTCATTTTGTTGGTCCTCAATCTTCCGCAGATCACGACTGAAGATTGCGTCCCATCTATTTGCCCATTCTTCACACGAAACACTTTTCGGTCTAGGAGAAGAACCTTTTCCGCCATCACTCATAATTGACTCCTATAAAAAATTGGTGCGCCCTGAGGAACTCGAATCCCCAACTTAAATTTCGTAGACTTATGTGATATCCAGTTTCACCAAAGGCGCATTTAATTTACCAGCATGATGTTTTCTGTGGCAATTCGCACATAAACATGCACACTTATTAATTTCTTCTAAAATTTTATTTTTACTACAATCTGATTTTGTTGATATATCGAATTCTTTTTCGACACCATCGAGATGATGAAAGTCTAAACAAGAAGATTCCGATTCACCACAAACACAACAAGACAAGGTTTTTTTCATTTCAAAAAACCAATCTTTGTTATCCTTTTTATATTGTTTAATTCTTTTTAAATTTGTTTCGTGATGTTTGTAATAAGAGTTTTTTTGTCTCTTACGCCTACAATCATCACACATTGCATTTCTTTTATTCAAAACCTTATTTTTAAAGGCAAATTTTTCTATTGGATATTCTATTTTACAACAAGAACATATTTTCATGTTATCTCCTTAAGTATACGAACTATTTATAAGTTTCGTATCTTTTGGTGGTGCTAGAAGGTACCGAGCCTTCCTCATCGGCTTATGAAACCGTTACGCATCCGTCTACGTCATAGCACCATATAGAAACACACTAGACGAGGCGACCCGTTTCGAACCAGTTCCTGCTTATCTCTAATGTGTTTTTATATGGTGGAGGATAGGAGAATCGAACTCCTGCTTCATGCTTGCAAAGCACATGTGCTACCATTACCACTAATCCCCCATAAACAACAGAATAGTTTTTGCGTTTTCAATTAGAAGTTGAATGCTTTTTATTTGCTGAACCTATTCTAAAACTTACTTTTTATATTCTGTATATTTTTCATCAAACGATACATATGAATGTGGTAATTCTGTTACACCTTCATGTACTTCTTTATGACAATTTGAACAGAGCAGAATACATTTTTTCAATTCTTCCACCAGCAATGCCCATTTGACATTATTGGCTCTTGTTTCACCAAAACCCATTTCTTTTTCTTTTGGATCAATATGATGAAACTCTAATGCTTTGTGTGTTTTGTTGTAACCACATATTTGGCAACAACCACCCATAGCATTAACCATTCTTTCTTTAGTATTTTTTCTCCAGCGTTTTACCGCTTCTGAACTTTTACTCATTTTTTATTCTCCTTATTATTAACATATGCTGTTAATATTTATAAGGAAAATATTTTTGGCTCCGCATCTGGGTAACGATCCCAGCTAAACATTGATTAACAGTCAAGCCCATGCACCATGCTCGGGTTCTGCGGAATAAAATAACAGGATGATTTTTGTCGCTAGACAACCATAAAGTTTAGCTAATTTTATTTGCTGTACTCATCCTAAAAACTGGTCTCGGTGGCAAGAATCGAACTTGCGCTACATGGTCCCAAACCACGGGTGATGCCATTTCACTACACCGAGAAAACTGGAGCAGTCACTACGATTCCCACGTAGGTATTGGGTGGACCCCAACACGGTTAATATCCGACTGCATAAAACTTGGAGCGGAGTGAGAGAATCGAACTCTCAACAACAGATTGGAAATCTGTAGTTTTACCATTAAACTAACCCCGCAAAAAACTTGGTGCCCCATGACAGAATCGAACTGCCGTAACCTGATTACAAAACAGGTGTAATACCATTATACTAATAGGGCAAAATTGGGAGCAGGTGACAGATTCGAACTGCCGATGCACCTGGCTTATGAGACCGGTGTGGTGACCACCCTACCTGCAAAATTTATTATAACATACTCTATATATGTTGGCAACTGGTGGAGGTTGGAAGAATCGAACTACTTGGCAACCACCCTACTTGACAAAGCCTACCGGGTTACAGCCGGCAATAGGGAACAACCTCCAAAAAATACAACAGGATTCGCTTTTTTTCCATTAAAAGTAGAATTTTTATTTGCTGAATGAATCCTAAAACTTGGTCCTCTGTAGAAGAATTGAACTTCTGTCTATCGGTTATCAGCCGATTGCTCTACCATTGAGCTAACGGAGGAATCTGGCGGTCCTAAGGGGTAACGATCCCCTTCTTTTGGCGTGACAAGCCAACGTGCGTCCATGAACACTTTAGAACCTAAAACATGGTGCCCTAGGAGAGACTCGAACTCTCAGAACCTGGTTTCTAAGACCAGTACGTATACCATTCCGTCACCAGGGCAAAAATCATTTGGTAGGGGCACAGAGAATTGAACTCTGGTCTACCGGTTAAAAGCCGGTTACTTTACCACTAAGTTATACCCCCATATTACCATATGTTTAGTGTTATCCGCCGATTTGTCAACAATGTAGCTAACACTGACAAGCGAATAGCAGTTATATCAGGATCCGTTCCTCGCACAGTTGGACCCGCATAGTCATAGCGTCCTATGACGATACCTTGATAACACTAAACATATGGTACTCCCGAACGGTTTCGATCCGTCTTCTCCGCCTTGAAAGGGCAGCGTCCTAGCCAGTAGACGACAGGAGCACAAAAATTACACTTAACTTTTTAAAGAACCTTCTTGCAACTGACTCAATCGTTTGTTGCTATGTGTCTATTATAACACAACCACGCATCTTGTCAACAACAATTTTTATGTTGTTGTTTTTTTACAACTGGAGTCGGCGACAGGATTCGAACCTGCATGTAACGGATTTGCAATCCGTTCCCTAGCCTTTCGGGTCACACCGACATATTATCTTTCTTCCGTGATATCCAACCATCATAGTTTGGATCAGTCACAACATCCACACCGAACTTACCAACAACTTCAAAATCTGGACCACTGATGGTTACAAACTCATTCATATGTTTAGCAAGATTCATTGCTTCGGCAAGTGTAAGAACCTTAAACGATTCTTCTTTTCCTATCACTTTAAACATATTTTCCTTAACTTGGTGGAGAGTCTGGGAGTCGAACCCAGTGACCTCATTCCTAAAGCCTGCGGTTTAGCAAACCGGTGCATTACCGTCCTGCCCACTCTCCAATTCTTCAATTCTATTTGCCGCTTCTTCAAGCAAATCGGCAATTCTATCTGGTGCATTTTCTTGCACCGATTTCCTTGTAGGAATTTGTCTGCGAATCTCAGCACGTTTTCTCAAACGATAAACTAAATCTTCATTCATAAGAACTCCTAAAATTGGTGGAAACGGTGAGATTCGAACTCACGGACCCATTTCTGAATCGACAGTTTTCAAGACTGTAGCAATAAACCGGACTCTGCCACGTTTCCTATGCTTGTATATCCGCGTTTTGCCCCCTAACATCAGGTTTGATTTGACCATGTTTATCATAAAGGTATTGTACAATCTCTACAACTTTTTTATCGGTTACAGGATCAATTAAAGTCTTATACACTGTTTTGCGATATTGGTCATAAACCATATCCCAACTATTTGTTATGCTTTGTACTATCATAGATATATTCCTCCATATAAAAGCACACTATCTTTCACACACTTACGATTGTCGTAACCAGCGGAAATTCACGACCTGCTCATGTGTCGTTAATAGCATACTTTTATATGGCAGGCGCAAATGGAATCGAACCATTACTAACGGAGTCAAAGTCCGTTGTGCTACCACTACACAATGCGCCAACAAATTACACTTAACTTTTTAAAGAACTGTGTGTATTGTACATGATTCTTAATCTTTGTCAATACATGTTGTTGTAAGATTACAACACTTCCAAACAAAAAACCCTCAGAACTTTCGTTGTGAGGGTTGTGAAACTTTAGTTTACTTT